AGAGAGCTAACATGAATCTCTTATCTTCTTTTTCTATTGCTGACGAAGACGAGCTTGATGACCTGCTATCCTACTGCGTAGAAGCATATAGAATTGAAGAGGAAGATAAAAACCCTGATACTTCAAACATAGATTATTGGATAAACTTATCAAATAGAGACGGAAGCATTAACTAAAACGGCTTCCCTCTATATAATTTAATTAATATGATTAGAAAAATAGTTATTGGGCGAGACCCAAAGGACGCTATGGCTTATTATGTCGGCATGAGAGCCGGTACAGGAAAAGTTACAGCAATTATCGAAGACGATGCCCATCTACATAGGCACGGAAAGAAAAGATACCTCATATACATAGAGAATGAAGAAGGCACTATCCTCTGGAAATCAGTCGACGACATGCCGTGTATATTAGAGTATGATTTAAAATTCGATTGATATGAAACCAATAACCCATTTTATAGTTCGCATCCCTAAAAAGTTTAAGGATGAGGTTTCTTTCAACGGCTCGACGATAAAAATCGTAAGTAAGTTCAACGAGTTTGAACATAGAGTTAATAAAGCAGAAATAATAGGTTCCCCTAAAGGGTTTGACCGAAATGGAGATATATTGTATTTCCACCATCATGTAGTGATGGAACAAATGTATAACATAGGAGATGAATTATATTTGGTTAATCATGACCCCCTTGGAGGATACGGCAACCACGCTATTGCAATCGAAGATAAAGCTGGTGATATTACTATGCTTGGGGATTGGTGTTTTGTTGCACCCCCTGTTGAGAAAGAAGAGGAGCCAGATGATTCTGTCATTATTCTTAGCATCAAAGAAGAACCAGAACTGGAAGGTGTGTTACTCACCCTACCCTCGGATTCAGAATGGATTGGAGCGAAGTCTGGTGACATGGTGGGTTACACGAAAAATTCTGAATATGAAATGGAACTAAACAATGGTGACAAAGTATACAGAATGAGAACAACGGAATTGGTATATGTCAAGAAAAACTAAATTCACAACTGTAGAAGCGTCAACAAGATTGCTATCCTCAATGGAGGTCGCAATCAACAACATGATTGACGAGATTAGAAAACCAGTAGATGCTGAGCTTTCTGGTTCTCAACGTAAAGCTGAGCTTCAAAGTATAAAACAAACGGCAACTGATGCAAAAGAACTCCTCATTGAATACCAAAGACTTGAGCAAATGGTCAGAGACCTCCGAGAAACTGGAGGACTTGAAGAAGCTCAAGATTATTCAGGAGGATTTGCAGAAAAGTTCTCAAAATAAACAAATATTCTGTTACTGGGATTATTAATGAAATGAAATGGCAGGTCTTAAACAAGTTAAAGAATACCCTGAATACGTTGTCAACATATGTCCCAACGATACAGAAGGTAAAATTGTCACCATCGGTGGGCTTGATATTCAACTTCCCAAGGTTCCGGCAAGAAAGAAAATCTTGTTTAATGAAAGGAAAAAGCATTTGCAAATGTGGCAAAGACTTCCTGTGCCTGTCGAATTGCAGAGGATTCGCTCTATGGATGAGTGGTATGAAATGCCATCCGACTTCAAAAAGCGTTTTTCTCCGTACATCGAAGAAGAGTTTAACCGTAGGCGTAACGGTCTCTGGTTTTACAACAATGGTGAGCCTGTCTATATTACAGGGAGACACTATATGATGTTACAGTGGTCAAAGCTAGATATAGGCTATGGCTACTACTTAGAATTTCAGAGCAGGTTGTTTACTCACTTCGCAGCTTGTGAAGCTGACCCACGTTCAATGGGCCAGATGTATACTAAATGTAGACGTTCCGGTTACACCAACATGTCTGCCGCGATACTTGTAGACGAAGCCACACAGGTAAAGGAAAAACTGTTAGGTATACAGTCTAAGACTGGTAAGGATGCTCAGGAAAACATCTTTATGAAGAAGGTGGTTCCTATGTTTCAGAGTTATCCTTTCTTTTTTAAACCTATCCAGGACGGAACAACTAACCCTCGTATGGAGCTAGCTTTCCGCGAGCCATCTAAGCGTATTACCAAGAAGAACAAGACTTCAAATAAAGGCGAAGCTCTTAATACCATTATCAACTGGAAGAACACTACTAATAATGCGTATGATGGAGAGAAGCTCCATATGATGTATTTAGATGAAAGTGGTAAATGGGAAAGGCCTACCGATATACGTGAAGCTTGGAGAATACAAAGAACTTGTTTAATAGTAGGGCGTAAGATTATTGGAAAATGTCTTATGGGTTCTACGGTAAATCCAATGGACAAAGGTGGAAATCAATACAAAGAACTCCATAGAGACTCAGACCCCGATGACAGAAATGCCAACGGAAGAACAAAGACTGGGCTTTATCGCTTATTTATACCCGCCTACGAATCCCTCGAAGGATTCTTTGACTCTTACGGAAACCCTGTTGTGGAAAACCCTGAGAAGCCTGTTCAAACGATTGAAGGAGATTGGGTTGACATTGGTGCGAAGACTTACTTAAAAAACGAAAGAGACGCACTAAAACATGATGCCAGAGAACTTAACGAATACGTTAGGCAGTTTCCATTTACTATAGATGAGGCTATGAGAGATAGCATCGAAGGCTCTACGTTTAACATAGGTAAGATATACGAACAAATAGAGTATAACGAGGAACTGTTTCCTAACCCTGTGGTTCAAGGAAACTTCTCTTGGAAAGACGGAGTGAACGACAAGGAAGTTATATTTAGTCCTAATCCTCAAGGTAGATGGTTTGTTAGCTGGATGCCTAAGCTTGAAGATAGAAACAAGCAGATATTAAAGGGAAATCAAAAACACCCAGCAAATGACCATATAGGAGTAGGTGGTGTGGATAGCTATGACCTTGATTCTACTTCAGATAATAGAGGCTCTAAAGGAGCTTGTCATATGTATAACAAGTTTAATATGGCAGCCCCGGCTAACATGTTTGTAGCTGAGTATGCGTCAAGACCACCATTGGCTAGAATATTCTATGAGGATATATTAATGGCCGCTGTTTTCTTTGGTTACCCACTACTTATAGAGAATAACAAGTATGGAATCGTAAGGCACTTTGAGGCTAGAGGATATGAGGAATATGTAATGAAGCGCCCTGAGCATTTAAAATCTCCTAACGCTTCTAACACTAAGACCAGAGGTATACCGTCAAACTCTGTGGATGTAATACAATCTCACGCTCAGGCTATTGAGGCTTATGTAGAGGAGCATGTAGGTGTAAACGCAGAGACAGGAGAGCTAGGTAAAATGTATTTTCAACGCACCCTGGAGGATTGGATTGGATATAAAATAGACAACCGTACTAAATACGATTTAACAATATCAAGCGGGTTAGCTTTACTGGGTGCTCAGAAATCTAAGCTTGTTAAAAAGTCTTCTAACTTTAACGATAAACAGTTTTTCAGGAGATATAGCAAGGAAATAAGACGCTGATAGACAGAGCTTTAATTTCGTATATTTGCAAGTAAGTATTTTGCGATAGGCTATATGTACAAAGAAGAAAACGAAACAAGTAAGTACGGTAATTTTCCAGACCCATTTGCGTCACATGGACAGAAGTCCTCGAAGGCATATGGGATAAATTTTGCCAAAGCCATTGAAAAACAATGGGGTAATTCTAGCGACGAAAGAAGTCTTTTCCGTAGAAGGATGAAAGATTTTGAGACGAATCGCGATTACGCAAATGGTACTCAGGACACATCTATATACAAACAGATATTAAACTCTCTTGACCCAAATACCGGTGATGGTACACTGTTGAACCTTGATTGGTCTCCAGTTCCTATCGTGCCTAAGTTTGTCAAGATTGTTGTAAATAACATACTTTCAAGAAAGCCTTATCCAAATGTAAAAGCCATCGACCCTCTTTCTCAGTCTGAAAAAGACTTAAAGAGAGCGGAAAAAATGTTTGAGGTTAAAAATAAGGAAATGCTTTCTCAGCTAGAGCAGCAAGGCGTAGACATAAAAACAGATTTAAGTTCTATACCAGAAACCCCGGAAGAAGCAGAGATATTCATGGATGTCAATATAAAGACAGCTGCTGAAATAGCTTCTCAAGTAGGGACTAGTATGACTCTTGAGTGGAATGATTTTGACCAACGTGTTTATAGGAGAGCGGTCAACGACCTCGTTACCTGTGGTATGGCTGTAGTCAAAAGAAGTAACGACCCTAACTATGGAATCAAAGAAGATTACATTGACCCAGCTCAATTCTTCCATAGTTACACAGAAGACCCTACGTTTAGTGACCTCATCTATGCAGGACACGTCAAGAAAATTAGCATCTCAGAACTTAAGCGTATTGCTGGTGATGAGCTTACTGAAGAGCAATATGAAAAAGTAGCTCAAAGCGTAAAAAACAAATATCAAAACAGAGCTGATAAGCTAAGTTATAAGCAGTATGATGAATCAATGGAGCGTACCATGTACGGTTACGATGAGTTTATCATAGAAATCATGGACTTTGAGTTTTTATCTACAGACGACATGATGTTTGAAGATAAGCAGTCTCGCTTTGGTAACTCTAGCTTTTATTATAAAGGATTTGAGTACACTGCTCCAAAAGAGTCTGTGTATCAAAGAGACCCTAAGTCAATGACTATACAAACTGTATATGGCGGAAGTTATATTGTAGGATGTAATTACATGTTTGACTACGGGCAGAAAAGAAACATACCTAAGAACGTACACGATTTAAGCAAGGCTAGACTGTCTTACTCTGTTGTTGCCACGAACTTACGTAGAATGATGCCAAAGTCTCTTGTAGGCTCTGTAATCAGCTTTGCTGACCAGTTACAACTATCTCACTTGAAATTACAACAGTCTATTGCTAAGGCAAAGCCTGATGGGTTGATTGTAGATATTGAAGGATTAGAAAATGTCCAACTTGGTAAAGGCGGAGAATTACAACCACTAGACATACAAGACATCTATGAACAAACAGGTGTATTCTACTATCGTAGCAAAAATCCAGAAGGTGGATTCCAGAACCCTCCAATTAGGTCTTTGGATAACAGCATTAGGAATATCAATGAGCTTATCGGTATCTATAACCATAATCTCCGTCTTATTCGTGATACAACAGGTATTAATGAAGTAATGGACGGAACATCTCCTAAGGGAGAGCAACTAGTGGGTGTACGTCAACAAGCAGTTGCCGCTGGTAATAATGCAATATATGATATTACCAACGCAGCTATTTATCTATACACTAGAGTCTGTGAAGACATCGTAAAATGTCTTCAAATCCTTCCTCCAAAGTCTGTTATATTCCAAGCTTACGAAAGAGCTATAGGAAAAACAAACATGGAGGTATTGTCTTCGTTTGGAGATTTACCTATGTATAATTTTGGTATCAAGGTTCAAATGGAAATGGATGAAACTGAAAAGTCTTATCTAGAGCAGAACATTCAAATTGCATTAGCTCAAAAAGAAGTTGACTTAGAAGACGCAATGGCTATTCGTCAATTAAAAGATATTGACCAAGCCGAAAGACTTCTTATAGTTAGACGTAAAAAGAGAATGGCTATGCAGCAGCAGATGGCTCAGCAAAACTCTCAGATGCAAGCTCAGATGAATCAAGCTACTTCCCAAGCGGCTTCGCAAGGTAAGATGCAAGAGATTCAGATGCAGTCTCAATCTAAGATTGCTGAAATTCAAGCA